CGATCGTCGGCAGTCGTTTGGTCAAGTCATCTCTCCTCCTTCAGTACGCTACGTTCTAGTGGTTAAACCTCGCGTTAAGTACCATACTAGTTTATTTGCTAGTATGGATGCTTTTATGTCGAGGTTCGCGTCGTCACCTGCTAGTCTGGCATGGGAGAAAATACCATTTTCTTTCGTGGTAGATTGGTTTGTTGATTTACGCGGAGTGCTTCGTAAAATCGACGAGACCTTAGGGTTTGAACCCTTCGAAATCGTTGGTTGTACGAGGTCACTTAGCTACCATCTCGCAACGCGGCGCAACTGGTGGACTGGAAGTCCATGCGGTGGCACTACGTTGTTTGATGTTGATGTAGGTTCAGTTGAGTATAAGCACTACGAGAGGTCTCTAGTGTCTGTGGGGGCATCTAAGCCCACATGGACGCCACGGTTCGGAAAGAATCAGGCCGGCATCTCTGCCGCTCTGATCAGTCAGCGTTTAACCGCTTCTGCGAATCGTGTTGCTCGGAGATAGACTACTAAAAGTCCTATTCTTTATGAATAAGGACTTACAGTCGAAAGTTAGAGTATTCAGTCTAGAGTGCGTGTTATTTATTGACGCGTTCTGTAGACGGAATTTGTCGGAAGAGGAATTAAATGTCATCAACGATATTTTTGATATCGCTGTTGTTAGTTTGAATCCTCCGTTACATCGGTCGGTTCTGATTCGCAATCTGTTGCGTAAAACGCCTCAGATTGTTACGTCAGCACCTTCCAATGTCGGCACTCTAACTTCACCGCAGTCTGAATCGAAGTCTTTTAGACATCGATAGGACATCGTGGTTCCAGCTCCAGCAATCCGTTAGGACTACTAGATACATAACCTACCTATCATGAATGCCGATCTGACATTCAATTCCGTCGCGTTCAAGAAGTCGTACGATACCAAAGAGGAATCGATGCGACAGTCGACGACCCGGGGTGTTACCACTCCGGATCAGCTGATCATCAAGAGTCAGGATTACGTTGATTCGAAGACGAAAGTCTCCGGTCAGCGTTATACTGTTCGAATTGATCGGCACGATGTTGACGCGAACCTGCAGAAAATTATCTCTTCTGCATATCTCGTCATCGCCGTTCCGTCTACTGTGACCACGACGCAGCTCAACACTGTTGTAGCTACGTTCAAGGCCGCAGTTGCGGACGCCGACTTGATCACGAACGTATTGAATAGCGAGAAGTAATTCTCGTTGTTTCAATAGAAACATAAGATCAGACTGGCTGATAGGTACTCCTAGATATGCACGTTATAGAACATACATATATAAGCCTGCTAGCAGATGTGGCTCGCTCATCAGGATTCTCTGAAATACGAGGATCTTATGAAGGGTTACATTGGTGCCTTCACGAGGCTCCAAAGCTAGAGAAGTACATACTGAGTTGCGTTGAGCACGGGCGCGAGCCCGATGCTGGACGATTTCCAGTATGGTTGAGGAGACTTGCACTCGGGTCGGTTTCAAACCCGATTCTAATGCGATATCTTCGGCAACTTCTTCTGTTCTGCTATAAAGCCTGTGTTACACATAGCCATGAAACGACCCAGATCGCGTATCAAGGTTTCCTTGATACTAATCATAGTGTCGGGCAGTTCGGCAATAGTCTTTCCAGACTATCTCCGCGCTTGCTTGATACTACTCGACAACACTGTCAGAGTGTTCTCTACCGATTCCGAGAGAAGGCGTTAATTCCTTCTCATGGACCCGGTGCGGTAACAACCTCGAAAGATCGATGGTTGCACAGATATTCAACTATTGAATCTCTGTTTCCGTATAGTGATTGGTATTCCTTATATTTTAATGAGGAACACTGCTCACATTGGGAAGACGCTGAGAGCCGTGACATTATATCCGCTAAGCTCATTGCTGTCCCGAAGGACAGCCGTGGACCTAGATTGATATGTGTCCACCCTGCTGAAGCCATTTGGCTTCAACAGGGAGTGCGTTGCGAGCTCGAGAGAGCTATCTCTCTCGAGAGATCGAGCCGAGGACCCTGGCCGCGAGGCCGGATCTGGTTCGATGATCAGTCAGTTAACGGTCGGTTAGCCTTAACTTCATCTCGATCGAGGCGTTATGCCACGATTGATATGAAAGAGGCTTCGGATCGTATCTCTGACATTCTTGTACAGATACTCTTTGGGAGTAAGTACAAGTGGTTCGGTTCGTGTCGTGCCC